GGTCTTCCTGCCATTGCTTGTAAAGCCTGAACCTTAGAAGCACTTCCATCAAAGTCACCATGCACACCACAGTAGGTCTGGCCACGTACATCAACCAAATAAATTGTGTGGTCAATCTTCTCGCCACCACCGATTGTGACGTTCTCAAAATTCTGAAGACGTGCACCGAGATACCATTCAACTAAATCATCCAAACGCTCACTGATGAGCGCACGGTCTTTGTTCGGCTCGATTCTACTATGATTGCCGGCTACACTTACAAACGTAACGTTGTTGAAATGCTGACTCAATTCTGCAAGAAACTCGGCTATCAGTTCAGATACACCCTTGATTTGCTCAATGACATTCTCTTTATTTGTCACAGCAATTGACTGGTGAATGTTTCCACTGATTTCATCCCCATTTGCCCACACAATGCAATTCTCGCTCCGATGTGTTTCTCCGATAGAGATAATCCGGTCAAGGTATCTGCACATCATTTCACGGCAAACATCAGAATTATATGTATTCCAGAAGTTAGACACATTAGCTCCGTAGTGAATGTCGTTCAGACTTACCAACAAGTCATTGTCAGACGGGGCAATGTCAAACCTCTCATAGTGGAGTTGTGGCAGATTTCCAGACTTAACTGCTTCCACCAAAATCTCATTCAGTTCTTCCTGCCTGGAGCGTTCACGAATCAGGCGATTAAAGGCATTACGCTGGTCGTAGAATTTCTGCCGTTCCATTTGCAGCTCAATCTTCTTCGCATCAAGAGCAGATAATGTATCCGCATCACGGATAGATTCTTCTCCATCCCGCTCGATTGCCTCAATGATGGCTTTCATGCCATACATTCGTTTTCTGACCTCGCTGGCACTAAAACAGTTGCCCTCACCAAACAAGCGTTCACTTAGTTCTTCGTAATCATCGTCAATGGTGCGGTCAACCAATTTACCAATCACGATGTCACGCATCTCTTTGTAGCTTGTTGTATTGGTAATGGCTTACACATCCTTTCTCCTTGGTGCCGAGTTCTTCCCGCGCAGCGCATTCAACATACGCATGGGAGCAGCGGCTTCGACCATATAGTAGTGATGGCGCTTAGAGTCCTGCTTCATCGTTCTTACGATATGGACGTTGGGGTATTTCTCACGAATCGCATTTTTTTCTGCAAGGTTAATAGCAATCAATTTTCACTCATCCTTTATTTCAAATTTTTGTTTTATAATAATGTACCAGTAATATACCTTCTCAAACACCCCAAAAACCGTTGTGGCACAACGGTTTAAGGGTGTTCATTTTTGTCAACATAATCAACTTTTTAGTGCGTTGCGATGCCGCATAACAGAGTCCACTTTCTGCTTTGTGTGCAATTCCACTGCGCAGCTCGGACAATACTTCTGCTTGCGCCCACGTGATGGCTCCTGAATCTTTGTCGTGATTCCACAGTTGACGCAATCGAAATAAGGCTCTCCATAGTATTTTAGATACTGATACCCAAGGTTGCGAAAATCCTGAATGTGTATTGCAGTTTCACCCGGTGTCATAAACAGCACCTGTACATTGAGGTTATCAATCTTCTTGGAGAAACGAATGAACCCGGCATTGCGAAGTTCAGCAAACATCAGACTCTGACGCTTAATTGATGTTTTGATGTTTGCCATCTGCATGATTTCCTTATCAGGGCTGTTAACCCAATGGTTGTTTTGCTCAGACACACAGTCCCAATATTTCGCAACGCACAGTAGGGTGAAGGCCAACCGGCGAATCTGTTTACCGCCAAGCATCTCAATTTTATCCAGTTCCGGTTTGGAAATGTCGATACCATCTAACCGAATCAAAGGGTATTTCCCAGCGTTTTTTGCAACCTTATCAAGAACATCAGACCAGTGTACAAGTGACACCTGCGGGTCACACTGCATCATGAAGGCATCCAGCAGCTTTCGAATTTCCCGTTTGCTGTAGTGATTCTCAAGATAATATTTCGATACACGATTCAACGTCTCGATTGGTTTCTTCCCAAGGTCGTGATTGTTGATAGCGCGTTCCGCCCAATCGTATTCATTGAGAACTATACTCATCTGATTCCTCCCATCTATGTTGATTGACTGAAAACCGGTTGCCGCAATACTCAATGTCTCCATTCGCGTCCAGAGTAGGGTAGGAGATAACGCCGTCATTCCTCTTGAGTAGATTCTGGATTATCTCTTCTCCACACATTTCCCATGCAAATCGCTTTGTGGAACTCCGCTGATAGCAGATGTCTAACACAATGTTGCACAGAGCAAATCGGTCTGGACATTCCTTTGTGCAATCCTGAATAAATTCGTTTCGCATCTCAAACATTCGGGCGAAAGTATCGTATTCATCAACACGTTCGTAATTGGCAAACACGGCATAGTTCCGTAGCCTCTTGTTGTAGTTCTCATATAACTTCATGATGGCATTATACTGTGAGCGGCTATACTCAGCATCGCCCTTCATGATGGTATAATCAAACTCTGTGTCCGCGTTGTGACGTCCAAGATATCCATCGAACTCCTGTTCGAATCTTCTGCAGATTCGATTCATCACACAGTCATTGTTGCTGACCGGCATTCTGCTGTGGTAGTACCGGATAAAGTCCTTTTGGCGCTCTGTCTGTTCGGATGCTGGGATTGCAAGCAGTTCATCAACGGTCATCTGGAATTCACGCATCGCATTTTTATTTGTGTTTTTTATGTATGTGTTGTACTGCTTCATCAGAGCGGGGTAGATAAGCCGCATGAAGTACGGCTTTTTGTCCGCGACAAGTTTCAGATAAAACCTGCGGGTATCTGCATCTTCAATCAGGTTTACACTGTGGCGGTCGTGCCACTCCCTCGGCATTGGCTTAGCAATAATCCCTTTGGCTTTGTCGATGGCATTTTGCTGGAAAAGCTGGCCGCATTTGATTCGATAATCAAGTTCTTCATACTCGCGGCTGCCTTTGGCATATTGTGCTTGAACATCAAACATAGAAGTAATCCAGTTCGTGGTCTTACCGATATCGTCGCCAAAGCTGTCGATGTTCGCTTGGATGAAGTCTTCTTCACTTACAATCTTTTTGCTCGCCTTACGCTGAACACACATCAAGGCAGGGAGGACTTTTAAGTTCTCTACCAGCACCTTGTTGTCCGTTAGCATAACGAGGTCACCGTCTTTATCCATGCCGTTGAGCGCATGTGCTGCAGTATCCCATGAATTGAAAAGTGTGCAGGTCGTCATGTAACGATACCAATACTCCGCTTTCTCGCTGCGATGCGGGTACACAAGGCGTATGTTATTGTGGCAAGTCATTGGTGCTCGGAAACAGGCCAGCTTATCTGCAGCCTGCTTACACCAATAGCCATTGTATATCTCGCCGGCTTTCAGCAACCCAGTAACTTCAAGCCCAAAGATATGCTGGCAGAGTGAGAATGGGTCACCGCATACGATGGAATAATTGCCGTGGACTTTTAGAACACCAACCTTGGCCTCGTTGATACGGTTCTTAATCATCTGATAGATGCAGTTCTGGACATATGGGTCATCAATCATCTTCGGCTCAATCATCAAAGCCTTTGCAAAATCATTGTCCAGCCGTCCGATATTATCCTCGTTCATGCCGGCACCTTTCAGAAAAAGAACTGTTTTAACTGGGTCGGCATAGAGCACATCCTTAATTTCATTCATGGTCAGGCGGATAAGCTCCTCAATATCATCGTCACTCAAATCATAGCTCTGAATAAATTGATAGTTTAGCGTCCGCTCCTGTTCAAGTTCCTTTGGGCATGTCTTGGCAATTCCAAAGGTGTATCCGTTCGCCAAACAGTTTCGCACGTAGTCTTCACAACTATCGTAGGAATCCCACAGTTTTAGCATGGACGTGGTAAGGATAAGTTCCACATTCCGGATATCAACATCGTTTCCCCATGCATCCTTCACCATGTAGGAACCAGCAACCTTCTCCGCAAAGTCCAGAAAATCAAACGTGAATACCATACCCTTCTCCCATGAGAACCGGGTATTTACTCCGCTCACCAGGTAATCAAGCTCAAGTTCATCGCTCCACCGCTTGGCGAGCGATGGTAACATCAGGCCGTACCCATCGGACTCGTTGAGCTGTACAGGAACTTGCATACGCTCTTCCATAACCGGTTCGCCGTCTGCCTCATCGTTCAGGTAAATAATGTCGGAAAGGAATTCCGTTTCACAATCGCTGACAACAAGAATCCCGTGTGGCATAGATACAGGAATAGAGGCACTGCAAGTCAACGCCTTATAAGCCTCCAGTTTTGCTGGCACCATTTCTTTGTCCATATTACGACCATTATCAATTCGCTTCTTAATTTCTTCTGCATGGCGGTCGCTGATAAACACAATGGTCTCGTTCTTAACGCCACCATTGGTGCCGAGTAGTCGCTGATACTGAATTCCATTGATACTGAACCCACGGCATGCCCGGTGGTAATCTTTTTCTTTGTCTATGATGACGCAAAGATAATCTGGTTTGAATTGCACATCATCCAAGTCAGCATATAGCTGCTTGATTCTTCTCCTGTTCTGCACACTGTTTGGCTCTTTGCGAAGCCGGCGTATCTCCGTCTTAATTTCACGAGCGCGGTTCTCGGCATCCGTAATGCCGTTCAATTCGTCAAGCCACCGCAACACCTGACTGTCTGCCAGAGAAATTACTTCATCGTTTTTCCTTGCCTCTGCTACGGGTAACGTCAATCGCCACTTGGC